CCGCGATTGAAGGCAAGGATCTGCTGGTTGAGTTTCGGCATCAGTTATACAGGCTCGACCGGTTGCCGCGATCACGACCGACACGCGAGCTGCGTGACCGGGACCATGACCCTGGCGGCATGAAGGCTGTGGCTTCTTCCATCGCGTCCTTGGAGCGGGCATCGATCAGCGCTCGCTTGGCGCGCTTCATCAATTGCTCTTGCTTGGATGCGTTCTGGGTCAGCCGCTCACAGATCAGGGACGCCAGGTGCAACTCAACCCAGCGGGTGAAGGTCTTTGGCCACAGCGAATAATCCATGCCAAAGGCGTTATCGTTGGAGACATACTTGATGTACAACTCCTGCAGATCACAGAACCAGTATTCGCCTTCGGTGGTGTAGGCAAGAACCGGACTGTTGAAGTATTCATCGCTGCACACGGCAGCGGTGCGAACGTGGTCACTGGGCACGTCGAAGGCGTACCGGTAACCGAACGGTGGCTCTACAGAGGGTGAGTAGGTGATCTTGATCGCCCGGGTGGCAAAGTTCCAATACCCTTGCTCCAGGCAGGTATCGACAAAATCATCATCCCACACACCGTCCAGCACGCGGCGAGGCTCCCGGTTTTCCGTCAGGCTCGCCAGTTCGCGCTCACCAATATGGCGCAGCGCGGCGTTGTAGATGCTCAGTTGGTCTGTCATGCGGCCATCGCCCGAACGTGGCTTTGCAGATAGGCTTGCGCCTCATCTTTGGTCATGCCGTCCTTGATCACCTCGCCATCGCTGACACGCTCAACGCGCCACTTGGCATGGGGGCCGGCAAACTTGAGTTTGAATTCAGCGTCGTCTTCAGGCTCATCGACTTTGGCCAACTCGTATTCGCGCAACACATGAACCTTGGCCGCCACGCGAGAGGTGGACTGCACCAGCAGTTCCGCCCAGAACGAGCCATCTTCCGGATACACATGAACCAGGTCGCCCGGCTTGAATTGCGGAGCCACATGCGCCCAGAACTCCGGATGCTTCAGGTCGTCTACCGTGACGCCATGCTCCGGCGTGGCCACGTAAATGGTGCGCATGAAGGATTCTTCTTTCATGCGGGTGCCGCTCAACTTGCGGGCGGTCGCCTTGTCGTCGCTCATGGATTACCTCGGAAACTGTTGTGAAAGAAAGGTGATTGCCGTCCCTGGCAATCGGATACCGTTAGTCGGTATCGGTGGCGCTGATGGCGGTGCCATCGGTCAGATCGGCGGAGCCATTGGCATTGATGGCCGCGACAATGCACAGGGAGGCGGTGCCGCCGTCGCTGTCGATTACGGTCACAATGTCGTTGGCTTTCATGCCCAGGTCTTCGGCGTTGGTGATGTAGCCGTCAACACGAACCGCAGTCACGGCGTCGGTTGACACGTATTCCCAGAAGCGCGTGCCCGCAATGGCTTGCGTAATCAGGCGCGGAGGGTTGGAAGTTGCGTATGCCATGCTTAAATCCTCTTTCAATCAGTGGCTACGGCGCCCCGAAAGACGCCGCAGACTCAACGATTAGCTGGCTGCGAATGCAGAGCCATCGTGGTTAATGACGACCACGCCGCTGTTTTGCAGCAGCTTGGAACCCATGTACATGGAGCAGCGAGCGTAGGAGTAATCCTGCTCATCGTCGTAACCAACGGCGTTGCCCATGCCCTCAACGTCAGCGGCATGGCCGATGGCGGTCTTGTGGTACATGAAGCACTTCTCGGCGTTGGTGCCGGCGCCCGGCAGACGCGGGTGAACAATCCACTTCACGCCGTTCCAGTCGTAGTAACCCTGCATCATCTGGCGGGCAGAGCTGCCATCCAGCTTGCGATCCGTCACATAGTCGGCGGAGTTGAACTCCTTGACCTGCTGCAGATAGCCAAGGAACGCCGGGGTGATCAGGGCAAAGATGTTGCCGTCATACGGCACCTCGTTGTTGCCCAGAATGGTCAGCGCCTTCATGGCCAGGGACAGGGAGCCGGTGGCGGCAGAGCCGGTATCGACGGTGCCGGTGTTCAGCTCGGTGATGATCTCCTGATCGACCTTGCGGTTAATCACGCCCATGGTGGTCTGCTGCATGATGCGGCGACCGTCACCCTGGGAGGCGAAGATGTTGTACTTGGTCTTGCGAACCAGATCGTGCCATTCGTTCAGAGTGGCGGTGTACTGGTTCAGGTTGTCGGCACGCGCCGGGATCAGGCCATTAACGCCCCGGGTACTGGCTTCGGCGTTGCCGGAGTCTGCGACCAGGAACACGGCCTCGTTGCCTTTGATGGTGGCCTCAGTGGTCACGGTGTCACGCACGAGGGATTGGGTTTGCTCGAAGCCGGCAATGAATTCCTGCCGGTACTGTTTTTGAAAAGCTGTATCAGCCATGATGTTTACCTCATCGGATTACGGTTTGGGTCAGGTGTTCCGCCGTACCGACTCGGGTTGTCCTGTCTTCAGGCAATAGCGGGTTGTCCACGCCAAGGCATGGGGCCGGTTGCAGGAGTCAGGGGCCGTTCGTAAGCGGGCATTACAGGGTGTTGCCGGGGCCTTGCGGGTTGTCCGGCTGGGTTAGGACAAACGCTCTTGAGCTGAGTAAAGCTCTTGCAGGCGCGCTTGCATCTTCGGATCTTTCCAATACTTGTCAGGTTCGGTGCGCATGGTGGTTTCGATCTGGGAAATCTCATCCTGGACTGCGCTGGCCTGATTGGCGCCAGCACCCGGGACAACCGTTGCCACCGGATTAATCTGACGCGCCAGGCCGGAAAGCCACTTCAGGGTTTCCAGATCGTTGCCCACCACCTTGCCGTCAGCCGTGCGACCGCCCAGCAAGCGTTCTTCAATGCCTTCCGGAGCCGTGCTCAAAAGGTTCTTGATCTGGTTGATGTTCTGCTTGTACTCG